GGGGAAATCACCTTGCGGAGGTCCTCGATGAATTGGAGCGCCTTTGCGCCGGTCGGTTTCCACGGCGCCGTGACCGGCTCTAGGCTGCCTAGCGCCGCGCCCGGCATGGTCCCGCCACACGGCAGCGCGACGTTCGACGCCCCGGCGCTCGCGAAGGTTGGCGGCTACCTGCGGGTGGAAGGGAAACTCAACGCTCCAAAGCTGGCAAAGAACTAACATGGTCGAAAGCCAAAGTGTCAACAAACTATAAATCATATGATTCATTTCCAAAACTTTGTCCTAGCCGTCATTCTAATTTTCGCGCTTATCGCGCTTGTCGCTAACGTTTTAATTTTCGCGATCGCCGCGTGTGTTGTTTTTCATCGCCGCGTGGATTTCCGAGGACGACGAAGACCATGATTAGCACCGACGTCGTTCAACCTTACGTGATCGCGTTGCGGCTGAAACGCGACGCGCGATGCTGGCGAAAGGCGCGTCATGATCACGCTCATTATCGTCGGGACGAGCTTCCTCCTGTCGATCGCATGGTTTGCCCGCGAGATCGCACGCGCCCCGGAGGGCTGGCAGGACGCCGCGGGCTGGCACGCGGGGGCGGAGCCGATCCGCGTCCTCTGCGCGTGGTGCGGCGCGGTTATCCACGCTGGCCCACCTGCTCCCATTTCTCACGGAATTTGCGTGAATTGCCTTGCCAAGGAACTCGCCGCACTTGCGTCCCTCTCGAAACCCGTAACCACCGACACAAAAACGCAATGAAGAAGAAATCCAAAAACGTGCTCAACCCGGGACTGCACAAGGCCCGCGAATACCTGCAACTGTCGGGCGACCCGGCCCGCTTTGAGGAGTACCGCGAGGCGGCCGGCCGAGCCGGTTGCCGCTCCGTCCAAGAGTGGGCCATGGATCGCCTCGACCTGGCGGCGATGACTGAGGAGCGCGCAGCCGACGCCGTGCACGTCGCCGCCGCGCTTCACCATGTCGAGACAACCCGGGCTCCGCAATGAGATCCCACCCGCTAGAAGATCCTGCCGACGATCCCGATGTCGAGTCATGGGCTCCGCTCATCGTCATGGCCATCCTCGCGCTGTGCGCCGGGATCGTCTGCACGATCTGGGACGGCATCGAGTCCGCATGGCGGAAGATCACCCGCCGGCCGGCTGAGTGACCGGCTTGCCCACTGCCCGGCCTGAGCGCCGGGCTTTTTTGCGCCTGCCCGTCGCGCTAAAGGCAAATCCCGGTCAACCGATGCCTCAAATCGCCGCAAATCAAGCCGGCGGCCTATCCTTGCCCCGTTCCTGCATCCGGTTGATCCGGGGAAATCACCTTGCGGAGGTCCTCGATGAATTGGAGCGCCTTTGCGCCGGTCGGTTTCCACGGCGCCGTGACCGGCTCTAGGCTGCCTAGCGCCGCGCCCGGCATGGTCCCGCCACACGGCAGCGGATCGAACGCGCCGGCCGCCGCCGGCCTTGGCCCGCGCGCGAGCTGCAATGCCTTGATCCCCTCGCCGAGCGCCGCAGCCTCGTCCATGCACCGGTTGGCCACGAGCTGCCGGCCGCGATCCATCGCCTTTTGCTGCAATCGGAGCTTTTCGGTGCGGAGCGTGCAAAGAATGTTGATAGAGTGGGTGGGGGTCATGGTCTTTGGATTTCTCTGAATGTTGCGGTAGCCCGGTCGAAATTGAGCCCTACCCTCGAGGTTCCATCGTCCCGCCCTTTGGCTTGGATGGCGTTGACATAGAACGATGGCTGCTCTTTGACCCGTGCGTTTTCGTCCTGCTCTTGGTCGTTTGTCGGGTTCGTCGCCGGTCTGTGCAGCAAAACCACCTTGTCAGCATCGCTTTCGATCATGCCTGAATCGCGCAGGTCATGCAGTGCGGGCTCGGAATTGTCGTGGGCCGATCCCCGGTTTAGCTGGGCTAGCAGCATCACGCAAACATCTTCTGATTGTGCCAAAATCTTGAGCGCCCGCGTGATCCGTGCGATTGCCTCCGGCAGCTTCATTGCATAGGTTCCGACCGCATCGGACATAAGATTGAGCTGGTCGACGATCACAAGCTTGAGTGGCCTGCGGACCTTGAGCGCCCGCACCTTGGCGACCACCGATGCCGCTGTTATGACTGGATCTTCTGCCACATGCAACCCTGTTATCTGTTTGAGATCGTGTAAATTGCGGATGAAATGCGCGATGTCTGCGGCGCTTGCTTGACGCTGTTCAATCGACTTAAACGACACTCCAGAACGGGTTTGCGCCAAAGACAATGCCAGCCTCTTACTCTTCACCTCAAGCGTCAGTATAAGCACTCCGTCAGCATTTCGTGCATTGGCTACAGCGACGGCTCTGGCGAGCGAGCTTTTCCCTGTGCTGGGCCGGCCTCCTATAACCACGAGTTGACCGGTGCGGGGTTTCCCGAAGTATCGGTCGAGATCGGAGAACCCCCATGTCAACTCATCAGCCAGCGGAGCCGGAGAATTAGCAAGCTGTTCCGTGTCAGAGATTGCGGCGGCAATTGCGTCGGCCCATTTCACTGATTGCGCACTTCCATCAGTCTGAAGCGCGAGTAGCGAGTTTGTCACTCCAGTCATGAGCCCCGGCAAGTCGCCGGTGTATGCAAAGCAATGCTCGACGGCCGCGGTTCCAACCTTTATCAGCTCTCGCAATGTGTGCAGTTCCTTTACCTTCTCGATAAAATAGCACGCCTGCGCGGTTGTCGGCACTCTTCCGGCAACCTGGAATAAGTAAGCCCATCCGCCCACAGCTTCGAGCTGCTGGCTGCTTTTAAGCTGTTCTGCAACAACCTCAATCGTGATCGGTGGATGATTCGCAAAAACATCCCCGATTGCATCGAAGATGATTCGGTTCGCGGGCAAATAAAAGGCGGACGGAGAAAGCCGTGCGTCGATGGACTTGGAGTAAGTATCGCTCCCGTCTAGCAGGCAGCACGAAAGCAGGTATTCTTCCGCCTCAATGCTATGCGGGGGAGCGCGACCAATAGCGGCAATGGGTAGAGATTGAAAATCAGGTAGTGGGCTACTTTGACTTTGGGATTTCATTGCGGGGACGAGTGGCTAAAGTGGCTTCGATGAAAACGACTCTGAAGAAACAAAGGGCTTCGCGACGCAACGGTGAGTAGCCCACTACCGTCCATTGCGAACCAATCCATGAATCCCTTCCCGGAACGCATTTGCTCCACCCATTGATGGATGGCGAACCGGAGCCAGGGTCGGCACCCGGAGTTGCAACAACGTCCGCGCGGCAACCTGCCCGACCGGCACTACAGGCACTCCCGAGAAATATTCGATCACTGCTCGCAAGCAAGACACACCAGAATCCACTTCACTGCGCGTCGGCGTGCGATTCGACATGCGCTCGTCGGGCTTGTGCGGATGCCACGCGAACGCGTTCCAGAGCACAGTGCGATCCGCAAGCTCGAATTCTCGAAGCGTGCGCCAAACGATCGTGGCGGACGGCTCACACCAAGGACGTTCGCGCGTCGTCAGGCGAAACGCGCTGGACACCCGAGGGATCGCCCCATCCATAATCAGTTTCTCATTGGTGAATGGCACGCCCGAGAAATGGCACCCCTGGTAGCCAGGTGCTTCCCCAACCAGAATCATTGCCGGCTTGCAGTCGAAGTGGGCACGCAAGCGAGCGACGCGACCGCCGGCACCCCCCGCGAGGGCGTCCATCGGGTCATCCTCGCGCCATGGGTTAAACACGTGCGGCGACTGGAATGACTGAAGCAGTTCAATGAGTCGGTCCATTCGAGAAAAGCGTTGCGGGGCATTATCCCAAGGTTGGCGGCCACTTTGACGGCTCGAAAGAATTTGTGCGAGAATTGCGTCGGCAATCACCGCACCGATCGTGGGTCATTCATTGGAGCGCCAAGTTGTCAGGAAGGGGTGTTGGGCGGGAATAGTGACCGTTGACCTTGGCTCCGATGCACTTTGGCCACCACTTTGCCAGAGCCATCGGCCCGGGGGTGCAATCCGGCATGTAGGTTTTACAATTGGCAAACCTCACGCGGATTTCTTCGACGGTCACGTCTGGGGATAACGCCTTGATCGCTGACAGAGCCTTGCCGAGTTCGCCGCCTGCAACCTCCGGGTTTGTCTCGGTCACTTCAGCCAAGGCATCGAAAATCGGATTTCGGGGTCGGGGGGCCTTTTCAGCCTTCGGTTTCTTCACCGCGTCCGGCGTGGCCGGCGCAATGTATGTTATGGTTTCTGGTTTCTGGCTTCTGGCTTCTTCCCCGTTACATTTCGGTACAGGAGCGTTACATTTACCGTTACATTCCTGTTTCTTGCGCGTTTCATCATCAAGCCGTTTGTCTCTAAGTCTCTTTTTCTCAACTCTTAGCCGCGTTTGTTCCTTTGTGATTGACTCGCGTAACATGCGGCGACATTCAAGCGTTACATCACCGTTACACTCATGACAATCACACGTACCAAGCAGCGTCAGCTCGTTGATGCAGGCCCGTGTCTTTTCCGGGCTCTGGCCGATCATTCGCGCCCAGCCTTCAATCGTCATCGCAAGGGTGCCGCGCGTCGGGGAGAAGTGAAGGGCGCACAGAATGTCAATCCACGCTCCTTTGGCCTCCGGGCTGAGTGCGCGGGTATCCTTCAGCCAATCGCCCGGGTAGAATTGCAGGAAGGGAAGGCCGGACATGTTACTCCTCCCCGGTGGTTTCTGGAGGAACTGCGGCTTGCTTTTGGGCCTTGTGAGTCTTGATGTGATCGAAATACGCGCCCATCATCCAATCGTATTGATTGGGAGATAAAGCCCATTCGATTGCCGACATTACGACTTCCGGCGGGTGGCCAAGATGCATGTAATGGATCGCGCAAGCCAACGAGTGAATCTCTGCTGAGAAGAATTTATCCCTGACTGTCTCGCATAGAATCCCGATGGATTCCTCAAGCATCTCAGTCTCGTCATCGTGACACTTCGCGCATAATGTAACAAGCATTTCGGGCGGGTAATCCCATGGGTCTCGACCGGGGATATATCGGCGATGATGAACATGCAGCGTGCTCTCATCGTCATAGCATCTCTGGCACGCGAATCCATCGCGGCTTAGTATTTCCAGCCGCTTCTTCTGCCACCTTGGATCTTTCAGCTTTTCGGAATAGGTCATTGGAATAATTTCCGCACTCCCCAGCTAGAGTTAAGTTGGAACTCTGCCGCGTGCTCACGGCGCTCTAGCCGGAGAGCCGGAAAGACAAGAAAGCGAAATGTAGCACGCGAAGTCATTTGATGAGCTGGAAGAGAGTTCCAATCACTCCAGCGCGACCGATCATTCACTTTTCGCGCGCGGGGTCAAGGCTTTGGTGCGGTGGCGGGGTTTCCGCTCTTCCGGCTTCATGCGCGGCCGTCCCCCTGGCACGCCCTTTCGGAATCGGCCGGTGAAGTTGACGGGGGCCGGCGGTGCGATCTTTGCAGACATGAGCCCGCGCTTCACCATTTCAGGCCACTCTTCTTTTAGGTCGATCATGGGGTGAGGTTGAGCACTTCTTGGCCCATCCGTTTAGCGGCAATTTCGCAATATTTTTATAGATAGTCACCCAGTCGTCTTGATAATAGGGCGTCATTTGAGCACCATTTCCGGCGTCGCGCAGAGGGCCAGGGCCTTGACGAGCGGTTTGCCCCTCAGCTCGATTGACTGCCCCTTCTTGCCTGCGAGCGATATGATAACAGGCCGAACACCCAGCGATTTCGCTGTCAGGGCAAGGCGGGCGGTGTCATCGTCGAACAGTCGGTGAATGGACCCGACGTGCCAGAGCGCCTGGCCTCCGTCCCGTGCGCAGTCGAGCGACTCCTGGAGCTGGCGTTTTTGGAAAAGTTTCACGGGTACATCCATTCTGGCCAACGACCCTTGCGACGGCCGCGAATCTGTCGCATGGGATCTGACTCAATGCTGGACATGCGGACCAGCTCGATAGCCGGCGGCATACACTGCGTCTCAATGCACCCGATGTCTCACAGCGTTCCTTTCGCCATCGCCTTCCGTGCCGCCGCACCCGCGAATTGACTTGGTGTTCGCAGCCCGGAAGCCCGAGCAGCCCGCTTAAAAGACTGCATTTCCTCTGGGGAAACGTAGATAACCAGCCTTGGTTTTGTCTTGGGATTCATTTTCATCGGCTGGGAGAGAGAACTATTTTCAGAGGGAACACAAGGAAAAATGCGATCCGGTGCGATTTTGTGCTTGCGCCTTCGCAAAACCCGTGATTTGTTCTGCGGCATGACCCCCCGACGCATTCTAGGCACGCTCTCTTTCGAGCAGACCTGCGCTTTGGATCGCGATAGCGTAGTCTCGCCGATGAACTCTGGCGATCTCGCGGCCCTCGCGTGGCAGCGCAGCGAGGCGGCGGACGGGGAGGACAACCAATTCCGCGCGCTATCGGTTGGGGTAGCCGACGCGCAGCGGACGGCGGGCGGAAAGACTGGGGCGGTGATCGCCTTGCAGCCGAGTACGCCCGCCACTCACTTTTCGCAGTTCACCGCAACCGCCTGAACCTCCCCATGCACCTCGAAATCGCCCATCCCCTTCCGCTACTGTTCTGGTTTTCATTGATCGCGGCATCCGCATTCATCGGCGTCGTCCTCGGCTACCTCGCCGGCCAGTCCTCGCGCAAGTCCGCCGCATCGTCGTGCCTGCGCTGTCCGGTGCTTGGTCGCGCCCGCCATTACATTTACCACAACCGGGACGAGGCTAGCAGCTCATCGCCGCGATTAAAGGCGTTCTGGAGGATCACTCATGATCGAAGTAAAAGTATGGGATGGGTTCCCGTTGTTTATCGACCCTCGCCGCGTCATGTCTGTAAAGGCGCATATCGAGAGCACCGACGCATCGCCGAAATGCATGATCAACATGCAATGCGAAACAGCGTCAGAAGAATGGACGCTTAAGGATGATGCCTACCGCGTGCGTCTTGCTGTCCAACAAGCGACCCGCATAACCTTACGCGATGAGTTCGCGGGACAGGCGCTGTCCGTGATAATTCGCCGCGATGAAGCATGGAACGATGCCAGACGCGACGATGGATCAAGCACAAGAATCACTCGCGAAGAACAAGCAGCTTCAGCCTACGCATACGCCGACGCGATGCTTGCTATGAGGGAGGCAAACTCATGACCGCGTACAACATCATCCTCGTTGCGACGGGCCGTCCGATGACGCAGACGCCGTTCTACAGCATGACGGGCGCGGAGATTTTCCGCGTGATGCTGCCGCTTTCACTTTCAGAAACCCGCGTCGAGCTTGTCGACTCAGAGGCCGGCGAGCAGGACGTTTTGACAACCGAAAAATAACCCCCTTTCGCGGCTACGGTTTGCCCTGTCGCGGGGCAAAGGACCGGCTCGGAGGCGCTTAGGACTCGCCGCGGATTCAACGCACTTTCACCCATGAAAATATCGAAACTCATCATCAAAAACGTCGGCCTGATTGAAGACACGGCCATCGAAACGACCCTTCCTCTGATTCTGTTTTACGGCGAGATTCGCGCCGGCAAGTCAACGATTCTCAAGGCCGTACGCTGGTGCCTTGGCGGCAACTGGCCAACGGATATCATCCGGCACGGTGCGAAAGAAGCCGAGGTGTCCCTTGAGTTCGACGGCGGTATCATCTCGCGGTCTTGGTATGTGGCGAAGGACGGAGCGACGAAGGCGCGGGACATTATTTTCGTGCGCAACGGCAAGCCGGTGCCGAGTCCGGCCGCTGAGATAAAGCGTTTTTTGAATCCGTTTTTGATCAACCAGGATTTGCTGTTGAACATGACAGAGGGCGAGCGGAAGAAGTATTTCACCGACCTTTTCGCGGTGGACACGACTGCGCTTGACAAGGAGCTTTTCGAGAGCGAACGCAAGGCCCAGGAGTTGCGCGCCGAGATCAAGGGTTACGGCGAGATCGATTTGACGCCGGTTGAAGTGCCGGATGTTGCGGCGCTGAATGAAACCCGAACGGCGATCATTGCGGAAGCGCAGTCGAAGGCGAACGAAGCGACTCGCGAAGCGACCGTGCGGCAAAAGTCGTATGCCGACGAATGCAACGCCATCCGGGCGCGCAATCAGGTATCCGCTGGTCTGAATGCAGAGATCGCCCGTGTCCGTGATCAGGTCAAGGCGTTCACCGAAGAGATTGCGAAACTTCAAGGCGAACTTGAGGTGGCGATTTCCAAACGCGGCGCGCAAGAAAAATGGCTCTACCGGCAGGAGGAAAAGACTCCCGAGAAATACCCAGAGCAGCCGGACATTTCCGACCTCGTTGCTATCATGCGGGCTCAGGCTGACACGTCCGCAGTCGATGCGCAGATCCAAGCGGCGAACGCGCTCGCGATCCGGGCCGAACAGCTCGCCCGGAACGTAGCACGCGACAACGAGCGCAAGGCGAAGGCTGCGGATCTTACCGCCCGCGAAGCTCGCCAGAAGGCCATCAAGGCCGAGCGCATTACGAGGCTCAAGAGTATCAGTGAAACCTGCGGCGTGCCCGGCCTCACGTTCGACGAATCAGGCAACTTCAGCTTTCAGGGCACGCAAGCCGGTATGCTGTCCACCTCGCAAATCATGGAGCTGTCAACGAAGCTCTCGGCACTCTACCCAGAAGGCTTTGGACTCGACCTGATTGACCGTGGCGAGTCGCTCGGAGAATCGATCTTCGGGTACATCGAAGAGGCGCAGAAACGTAACGTCACTATCTTGGCGGCGATCGTCGGGCGGAAGCCCGCGACGGTGCCGGAGAATGTCGGCGTGTTCGTGGTTAAGGCCGGGCAGGTAATCCCAGACTGAGGAGCGCCATGAACCTTAAAGAGGCAAAGAATGTCATGCAGGGCGGTGGAGTATCCGCCCCGACAATCGCAGCGGACCCATCCGCACCGCTTGGTCCAATGGTAGCCGGATTCCGTGAGATAAGCGCCGCAGACTACCACGCGGACAAGATCGGGGAGATCCCGACGCTTTCCCATGGGTGCGCCGTAACGCTGGTCAACGAGTGCCCGGAGCATGCCTTCAACGAGCATCCGCGTTTCGGCGCGGCTGAACGTGAGGCGACAGACGGGATGGATTTCGGGAGCGCCGCGCATGAGCTGATCCTTGGAAAGGGACAAGGAATCGCGGTCTTTGAGGGCAAGAGCTGGGCCGGCAAGGAGGCTGGCGCGTTCTGGGATCGTGCGGTTGCCCAGGGGATGACTCCGCTGAAGCTCGCAGACTTCAAGCGGGCGGAAGCGGTGCGGGCGGCATTTATGGCAAAGCTGCACGCATACCCGGAGATTGAAGCCCGGTTCGCTGCTGGAGTATCCGAGCAGGCCATGGTCTGGAATGAAGGCGCGGTTTGGTGCCGTGCGCTATGCGACCGGCTCTGTATCAACGAGGACAACAAGAGCGCGATCATCTTCGACGTGAAGACGTGCGCGAGTGCGCACCCTATGGCGATTGAGAAGCAAATGGGTTCGATGGGGTACAATGTGCAGGCCGACTTCTATAGCACCGGACTGCGGACCTTGCGCCCCGACCTTTCAGGCCGCATCCGGTTTGTTTTCCTGTTCATCGAGAAAAAGCCGCCATTCTCTTTTGTGCCCTGCGAGATGACCGGCGAAGGGTACGCCGTGGCGTGCAGTAAGACGAGCCGCGCAATATCGCTCTGGCGGGAATGCACGGCGCAAAACCGTTGGCCGGGATACTGCTCGGAAGTCCTGAAGATCGAACCAAAACCATGGGAGCTGGCGTCTGAGATCGGAGCTGAGTCCCTTGGCGAGAAGATGGCGAACAACTGAAAGAACCATGCAAACCCCACAGAGACAGTTTGAAGACAAACCCGCGGTCCGTGAATCCGTGCCGCTGCTCGTTGGATTGTTCGGACCAAGCGGTGGAGGGAAAACGTTCTCTGCCCTTCGCCTTGCCACCGGCATTCAACAGGTGACGGGAGGCGAGATTTATTACATCGACACGGAATCCCGCCGTGCGCTTCACTACGCATTTGATCCGGCGACCGGTAAGGGGTTCAAGTTTCGCCACCTTGCGTTCGGCGCTCCGTTCGGCCCGCTGGACTACTTGGCGGCAATCGAACATTGCGTGGCCAAAGGCGCAAAGGTCGTTGTGGTTGACTCAATGTCTCACGAGCACGAAGGCCCTGGTGGAGTGCTGGAGATGCACGAGACCGAAATGGAACGCATCGGCAAAGGTGACAAAGGCAACTTCCTGGCCTGGCAGAAGCCAAAGCAGGAGCGCCGCCGGCTGCTCAACACGATTCTCCAGATGCCAGCAAACTTCATATTCTGCTTTCGCGCCAAGGAGAAGCTGAAGATGGAGCAGGGCAAGCAACCTGTTCCCCTAGGCTTCATGCCGATAGCCGGCGAGGAGTTCGTTTTCGAGATGACTGCCAACTGCCTTCTTGCTCCGAATGCTGGAGGAGTTCCGTGCTGGATCAGCGAATATGCTGGAGAGAAAATGATGATGAAGTTGCCTCAACAGTTCCGCGAACTGCTTTCGACCGGAAGGCCGATGGACGAAGCGATGGGCCATACGCTCGCCGAATGGGCTAGGGGAGGCGTGGCACCGGCTACGACTGCGCCGGCCGGTGAAGTTGGCGACCTGCAAACGCTCGTTGATCTTGGCGACGGGAAGGCAAGTGGTACGAAAGAGGCATTGAAACTTTGGTGGGACAGCCTGAATCCCGCGCAACGAGTCGCCTTGAAAGACAAGCTGCCAGCTTGGAAGGAGAAAAGCGCAATGATCCGATCCATTTCCCCCGCCGCCGAGCCGCTAAAGGCTGAACCGGCTCCCGGTGCGCCGCTGCCGACCGTAAGCAGGCAGGACTCGACGGCGGGGAAATCGTTCAACAACGAGGCGGCGCTGTGACCCCAGATTACAAATGACACAGAATACTGCAATCACAGCAAGAAATGAGCAGCTAGGTAAGCTCGGCTGCACGAAATGCGGAGACCCATGCAAAGACGTGCTCTGCTTAGACTGTTGCAAGAAAGCCACGCCGGTCGGACCACCACTCAAGCGACTCCGGCGCTATGGATTCAAAGTCAGCTATTACATGCGACAGGTCTTGCGACAAGCCGCACAAATCAGCGGGTCAATTCCGACAGAATGCAATCAGGAGGATGAGACGATCAAAGTGTCCCATCTCTACGTCGCGGTCGATGGCAAGACCTATGTGGGGCACGAGTGGATCACTCAAGGCGGGTCATCATATTCGTGGAGCGAAGCCTATCCATCCGATTTCACCCATGAATAACCTAGAAGCTCTCATCATCGTGCGCGGGTCAGCCCGCGTCTCGGCGCAAAAAGGCGTGGCGAGATGGTGGCGGTGCAATGCCTGTCCACATGGGCGACGAAGATTTCCGCTACGCGATTCCCGACGACCCGGTAACCGCCGCGCTCAAGAAAATCGCCGCGATAGACTATTGCGCCCAGCACAGCTACGCGGCTGGCGAATGCCCGTGCTGTATTGCAAAGGCAGCGCTCTCTTCTTTGGAGGCCTCCATCAACCAGAAAACACCAACCTCACGATGAGCGCGCGCGCTTATGAAAAACCATGTCATCCACCATCAATCAGCGAGAGCCGAAAAAACAAGCTCAAGAATCACAACCACAAATATCGGCGTGAACGGCAAAGGCGACCGCCCCCGCAACTGCTTCTCCCCACAATTCCGCGAGAATTACGACGGAATCAACTGGCACCGCAAAATGAATACACCCACCCCGTATGATCCGGCCATTACAGCCGAACTCCTGAAGCGCGTCGAAGGCTGCGGGTATATTTGCAGCGAGACGGCCGTCGCCCTAGCCGACCAACTCGCCGCTTGCGAGGCCGCACGCAAAGAGGCTGTGGCCGAGAACGCCGACCTCGCCCGCCCGACGGCCCTGTCGGATGAGGAACGCCCGACCAAATGCCCGCAATGCGGGGCAGACGTGATTCAGGAACGCGATGGCACAGACTGGTGCGAAGAGTGCGGATGGCCGAAAGAGAACCGGCCTGACGACACCACGGAAGTCATCGCGGACGCAGTAATGTGCGTGGTCAGCCCGGAGGGATACGAGCCAGAAGAACGCGAACAGATTCGCGCCGCTATCGCCGGGAGTATGGAATGATCACGACACGCGACCAGGACATGAAAGCGGCAGTGAGCTTTGGGTTGAAGGGGAATCGCTGGAAACTTATTCGAATACTCCTAAACCCATTCACCAAGCGCATCACGCTGAGTTTCTATGGCGATGTCGTTTTCAACGAAGCCCTCGCCCTCACTCCCGCCCCCGAGCGCAAAACCCCGTCGAGCGGGTAAACAAACACCATGCGCTTTTTCTGCGTCAAGTGTTTGAAGTCATTCGAGGATGTCCGACGACATGATTTCTGTTCGGCTGAATGCCGCACCGCGTTTTATTCTGCCGACGCGAAGGCGAAAAAGGCTACTCGCGAATCGCTGCGCGGATTCTGGTCGTCGAAGTCTGGCTCATTCAGTGTCCATGGAGGCCGGCAGAAAATCGACTGGGGGCTCCAAGAGCGGGAGCGATAAATCACTTACCGACAGGGCGTTTATTGAGGCCCTTCTCGGCGAGAAGGGCCGCGAGGTCATCGACGTGGAGGCAGTCGCACATACATGCGCCCGTTCGAGCGTCCTGAATGATTGCGATGTTTCCGTTGCAATAATCGTTGCCGGGAGTCGCGCCGTGCAGGACTCCGAATGCGTGGACTTTACCTCCGTCCAAGCTGACGATCATGTCGCCGTTCTTTGCTTCTCTTCCGTTTCTGTAGTGCATTTCTTACGGTAGGTATAACACCCCATTCCCGTCAAGCCCGGTCTGCGCTACGATGGCGCCAATGAACCACAGCCTGCGCATCGACTGGACCCCCGTTAAGCTCGCCATGTCCGCACTTCCCGCCACGCCTTATCCTATGTGCAACGCCGTCGAGCGGGGGGCATTTAAGCGCCTGCGTGACGCGCTGAGAATCCACCGGCGTTCCCTGCGTGCTTTGGTTTTTGGGCGGTCCTCGCCATCGCGGAAATCTTGGCGCAGTCGGAGACGGCTTTTGCCCGCAGCCGCTTCATCCATCGCCTGAAGTCGGGGTCTTTCACGGATGAGCCGAAACATGCGTAGCGAACCACTTTATCAGGTCTATCGTGGCGACCAGTCCGATTGTCACACCGGCACCCCACGCAAGAAAGCTTCCGACCGAGGTAATGGTTTTCAGTCCACCTTTTACTTCGTTCTTGGCGGTCTCCCTCGACGTTTCGAGCCTACCAATCCGGGCGATGTTGCTTTCAGCAATGTCAACCAGGCCGGGGCGCTTCAGGTCAGGCTCCCCGACAATGGCGCGTAGGGTCTTGTCGGTGCTGAGCTTTATTTCGCGCAGCACCCCATCGATATTATCGAGCCGTATTGAATGAGCCGTGAGGCTATCGGTTACCCGTTTCAGCTCCACGGGGAAGACGGTCTCTGCTTCCTCCTGCGCAGAGCCGGGACGGGTGGATATTGATTCGCTGTCCATGGAGCGGGCTCTCTATCGGGCTGGGTTACAGTCTGAGAGTTTGTTTCACGGCTTCAAATTTGGCTTTGTCCTTCACTGCGTCGCCCCACCATCCCGCGATCTTGGCTTCGACTGCAGGCGCGTCTTTGGTCGCGGTCACAAGGTCCGTTTTCAGGTCATCGCCAAGCTTCACCGCATCGTTCAATGTGCCCGTTATTCCGCGCCGGTGGACCTCATACCAGATCAGGCCGACAACCAGAACGGCGCACAGCCCGCCAAGGGCCTTGATCCGCGCCCAAAGGCCCGGTTCGTTATCCGCCCACGCCTTCACCTGGCCCGTGAGGTCCGCAGAGTGCGCGGCGCTGGCGTCAAGGGAAGCGTTCGTTTGCTGGAGTTGGCCGGCAAGCTGGGTCGCGTGAGCATCGCTGGCGACGGCGTGCGCCGTGGTAGCGTCAAGACTTGCCCGGAGCGCGACGGCGGCGGCGGTCTGCGCGGCAAGTTGAGCTTCTGAGTCAGCGTTTTTAGCGATCAGGTTGCCCACTGTGTCCATCCATACTTTCCGTTGCTTCAGCGTGAGCTGCTGGCCAAGGACGTCCGAAGCTGAATCCAGCATGACGAGCGCGATGATCTCGGGCTGGGTCTGCGGGGAGTCGGACTTGATTGCGTCCTTTGCACCCTCGACAAATCCGGCGGCGTTCTGGTCAATGGAATCGCGGGTTGCCATAACGGCGGAATGGTCGGCCTGCGCCTGCGCGACGGCGGCGGCAACGGCGGCAGCTTGGTCCTTGGCGACCTTGGCTTGAGCGGCTGTGGTATCGACAGCAACGGCAGCAGCGTCCACGCCCTTCTTGTCCCGGCCCGGCGCAAATAGGGTTTGGTATTCGTGGTAGCCGAAAGCCGCGAGCACGGCTCCCGCGATCCATGGAAGCGCCAAGACGAAAGCAAAACCGCGATTGTTGAGTTTCAAGGTTGTTTGTTCTCCTGATTATTTTGAACGATTTTTGCCGTAAGCATGGAAGCCAACTGAGTGCCAAGCGCGAGCGTTGCGGACTGTGCCACGGGAAGCCGTGAGGCGTCGATTGCTGCCCAGATCCACAGAGCTCCGATGATCGGAAGGGAGATGGCGCCGTTGAGCAGCGTCAATGCCCGCATGGTGGAATACGCGCCGTTGCCATCCTCGCAAAGCTGGCGGATGAACCCGGTCGGCTGCGGTGTCGGTGTTGGATCGCTCATAAAGTGGTAGTCGCCGCCAGCAGCGCTGTAATCGCGAGACAGGCGAGTAAACAGGCTGCGTCGGCGAGGGTGAAGCGGATCATGAGCGTTTCCTGAAGTAGGCTGCGGTTGCCATGGCGAGCGCTAGTCCGGCCAGTCCACGGGCGAACCAGTCGGCTTGTGATCGCTGGTCCAGTTCCTTAACGGCGTTTACGATAGCTGCGAGAATCGGGCGGTCATCAAGACTCGCCATTCCGTCCGGGGAGTCGTGGAACACGGCATTGGGAATCAGCGGCTCAACGTCCTGCGTGTAGAATCCTGCGCGAGTAAGGTGCTTCGGGTCAGCTTTGAAATCGTAAGTGACGGGGTGAAGCTGGCAGATAGCGTCGAGGCCGGTAGTATAGTCCCCGTGAGGATTCTTGGCTCGCTTGTCTGAGGCTGACGTAACCACACCTGAAGCAGACGTTAAGGCACCCGTTGCAAGGGCAGTGAGTTTCAACGTGCCTGCCGGAATCACCGTCTGCGTCGTGCTGGAGTTTCCGATGGTCGTTGTGTTGGTTCCGTTGCCAACAGCAGAGTATCCTATGACAACCTCGTTTGAATTTCCGCTGGCGGATGCCTCTGCCATATATCCCAGGTAAAGTGAGTTGGACGATGTGACGTTTGCTGTGCTTCCGCCGGTGATAAATCGTCCTGCGTCGAAACCGACTGCGGTATTGTTGCCGCCGGTTATGCTCGCCATCGAATAGAACCCGACCGCCACATTTGCAATGGCCGCAGTCTGCGCCGCCAAGGAATTCATGCCGATTCCGATATTATATGACCCGGTGGTGTTCGCCAGCATGGAGCTTACTCCCAACGCCACGTTGTCCGCGCCAGAAGTGTTCGCTGTCAAAGATTGCTGCCCGACTGCGGTATTGGTCGCGCCGGTATTCGCTCCAAACATGGACTGAATACCGATGGCCGTGTTGCCGTTCACGCCCAATCCGCCGTAGTATGCTTGGTATCCCAGAGAGGTGTTACCCGTTCCAGTCGTCTCGTTGGCACTGGCGTCCGTTCCGACTGCAGTGTTGCCAGTCCCAGACGTAAGCGCGGCCAAAGATTGATAGCCAACAGCGACGATGCCGGAAACGGTCGTGAGTGTTTGCCCTGACTGGTATCCAAGCAACGTATTGTACCCCCCCGTTGTGATTGAGTCTCCAGTTGCCCCTCCGACAGCCACGTTCCATTGGCCAGTCGTAATTGCATAGAGTGCGCTCTCGCCCAAGGCTGAGTTGTAATTTGCCGAGGTTGCCTCGTGCATCGCTTTGAAGCCTATTGCCGTGTTCGACGTGCCGGTGCCTCCCGTGGTTGCGATGCTGTGAAATAGCGCCTCCTCACCGACCGAGACGTTGTTCGTCCCCGTGGTGATAAGATGCTGTGCCCCCTCGCCCACTCCTACATTCCAAGATCCCGTGGTGTTGTTGACAAGAGCAGCATAACCGACCGCCGTATTGCTTCCTCCCGTAGTGTTGTACGTCAGTGCCCACGCGCCGACCGCCGTATTGTCGACGCCAGAGGTGTTCGTTATGAATGCGTTCGGGCCAAGAGCTGTATTGAAGTAGCCGCTCGTATTCGCAAGGCCAGATAGGTAGCCCAGAAAGGCGTTCTGAGTGGAGCCAATGGGTGTGTACCCGCCGGTACTGTTACCCTCGGCGATCTGCCCCGCGCTCGGTGCCGGCGAGGCAAGGGAGGCGAGGACGTGGGAGTTATTCGTAACGTTCGTGATCAGCGCACCCGTCGAGTCCACCTGAAGGAACTGAGGGCTACCAGTTGAATCAACTGCGATTGCCTCGCTATCTCGCGGCGCTGGAATCGAACCGCCAAACCCGAATCCGGTAGCCAGAATCGAAGGGATAAGATTCAGCGAAGAATCGACCTGCAAAAACTGAGGGTGCCCGTATTGGTCGACCGCCACACCCATAAGATCACGCGGCGCGGGCGACGCGCCAAAAACGACAACGGGGAGAAAAAATGCGAGTAGTGATATGATGCGTTTCATGTTGCTGATCCTTTTACGATTGCAAAGTTGATGACGATTGCTCCGGTCTCTGCGGTCGCGGCGTTTAGGTTTTTGACTGAGATGTTGAAGCTGCCGGCTGCGACCGCCGAGACATATGCGATTGTGTCCGCATTCACGGCACCCGACGCGATTGCGAGGTGCGGAACGTCAACGGCGGCGACCGTAGAGTCCGTGACGGTGAATGTCGCCACGGCTGCGACTGCGAGCGAAGCGGAAGACGTTGTAATCTGCCCGCAGGTCTTGTTGATCGTTACGCCCGTGGTCCGGTTTGTCGTTTGCGTCACCGTGCTGCCAGCTCCGCCGCCGTAGCCGATTCCGCCGGTGCCGAGGCAGCGGATGCTGCTCGATGCCTGCACACTCAGGAATCCACCCGCCGCGAGCGCATTGCAGTAAATGACGACATTCCAAGCCGCCCCGTCGTAGAGCAGGATGATTGTGTCGCCCTGTAATTGGAGCTGATAGGTCGCCGGCGAGGTGATGATCGTGTAAGCCGAGCCGTCCGACTTCTGGATTGCGCACATCCATCCGGCTCCGATCCCAGAGGACGGAAGCGTCACCGTTGCCGCACCGCCAGAAGCCGAGAGCGAAACCAATTGCCCCTCGTTTGCGGCGGTCAAAGTTTGGTTCCCTGAAAGCGCCGTGATGGAAGAGAACAGGGTCGCGAGATTCGCTTTGCTCGTGAGGGTAGAAGCGAGGCCGGCGAGATTACCGACCGCGGCGAGCAGATGTCCGCTCTCGAACGCGAGTTGCCATGCTGTGCCGTTGAACTCGACCCAAACGACGTGCGGCGTTCCTGTCCCGTCTGTGGTGATCGTGTCTAGCAACGTGCCGCCGCTTGTGGCGTTCCGCACCTGCAGGACGATTGCTGCCGTCGCGGGAGTGGTGATGGATAGTTGCACGAGAGCGCCTGCCGCCGGGCTTTGAGATGTCAGAATGGAAAGCGTCCGCGTTCCCGCGGCCCCGGTCACCGTCAGAATCGACGTGTGAAGCCGCGACGATGACGGCGGCGAGATGTTGGTGTTCCCCGTTGCGCTCGACGTATCGGCGCTCGACGTGAAATTGTTCAGCCCAAGGACGGCCGCGCTCAATGCTGCCACGGTCGCCAGCGCCGGGTAATTCGTGCCCGCGTAGCTTGACGGGTTGATCAGGCTGTAATTGACCGTGCAGGCCGCCGCAGCGTAGGTCACGGAGTTGGACAAAGAGTCGAAAACCGTGATCTGGAAAGTCTCGTTGATCACAGACTGCGCCGCCGCGTCGAAAGCTTGGATCATGGCCAGCGTCGCCATGGAAAGCTTGCCCGTCCATCCATTCGTGATCGTCGTCCAAGTGTTCGCGAAGCTGATAGGAGCCTGTTGAAGCGCCAGGAGCTGCACGCAATTGACTCCGGCCCCGCCGGCCGTGGTGATGGCAACGGTTATCGTCGACGCAGGTGTCAGCCCGGAGAAGTTGACCGTAACCGCAGTTTCAGCCGTGCCGGCCATCGATCCGGCGAACGTGATCACGTAATACTCGCCCGGGACTCCCGTGATCAGCGCGTTGCCTGCCCCGACGCTCGTGAGCGCTTGAAATGCCGACTGCACAACCGCGAGGCTGGCGTTGAAGGCCAGCGCGGACGTTGTGTAGCCGCCGAAAGAGATTGTAAACGTCCCGCCTGTCGGAAACGCAAACGATCCGATGGCGATGTTTGGGGTATAGGAGCTATCCCCCGACCATGGCGCGTAGTTGCCCAGCCCGTCGCAAAAATAGAGGTCGAAACTCGGGTTGTCTCCAAGGACAAACTGGGGGAGATCGACCGGCGTCATGTCTGAGACGCTGCGGACGAAGGCCGATGACAGGGACGTTGCTGCGGTGTTTACGAACAGGTTAGTTGCCATGGCTTTGCTTATTAGGTGGGACAGTGTTCACAATGCGGAGAATGGAGATGGCCAACGGGAGCCTTTGGGGTGTGCGCAGCGGGACTCACGGACCTCAGGTCGAAGCCTTGAGCAGTGGCAGTTCGGAGCGTTGCACCGTTCGATGCCCCTTGCGGCGCCGGGATCATGGTACTCGCACGGAGAGCACGCCGCACGCCTGGCCGCAATGAGTTCTTCCATCGGCACAAGCTGGCGCGGTGGCGGAGGCGGCATGTTCGGCATAGCCGGCGGGATGTCCAGATCCGGCCGGTGGGTCACGATGCTTGTGATGACCGAGTCCATCAGTAGTAATTCGCGTAAGTGGTGTATCCAACCGCGTTTGGCGTCGTGCCTGTGAATTCGATATTGCCGAACGAATCGACGGTAGCCGTGACGGTCTGGGTCTGGTATAGCGCGAACGTCCCGCCGATATAGGTCTTCCTGAAAATCTTGATCTTGATGCAATAGACCGTTCCCGGTACTAGCCCGCTGCAATCCAGCTTCCACTTAGCCTCCTGGTAGTAGAATTCGAACCCACCTAGCCTTTGCTCCCATGCGGCGGCGCAACAGTCCTGCGGATCGCAGCCGCCGGCCCCGGCGACATTCCAGCCCGACCATGTGACGCTATTCAATAGCCTGATGATCGCGTTGCTTTCGCTGTCTTGGCTTGAAAGCACATCGGTTGCCCCTCCAGTCCAACAAGTATCTGCGATATAACCCTGCGTTGTGGGAGTCTGAGGTGCCTGAGAAAAACAGGCATTGTCGAGCCCATTGCACGGTTCGCTTCCGGGGCCACCGTATCCGCAATCTCCGAACTCGGCACTTACGGTTTGCGTCCCGCCGTATGTCAACACGCCGGTGATCGGATCTACCGTCGATGCTCCGGCAAACGAGATCGTCCCGTCAAAGCTATAGTAATTCGGCCAGAGGGTGCATGGGCCGGCAAGATGAGCCGTCATCGCACCGCCGAAAGACCGGGTGAGAAATTTCCGGGGCGGCATCACCGGATCGTCTATGAACGTGGACATGCCGATCAGGCCGGCCTCGCCACCACGCCCCCGGCAGGAGAATACGGGTGAAGCATCGCCCGGAAGTTGAGGGCAGAATGGCTGGGGTTTTGGAGCCGGCGGAACGACTGGCAAACCCGGTGAGCTTGGGTCTCCCGGATTCGGGATCGTCCCGCAACACCCGCCGCACGGGCCGACTGTTGTTGAAAACGTGATCACAGCGGGATGCTGAAGATCGTCGTTACACTCCCGTCGCCGTTACAGTATCCCGTCGCGCTCATCCCCCGGATAGCTGTTTCCAAGGCCGTGATTCTCGCCAGTAAGGCGGACAGGTCTATCGTCATTCCGTCGTCTCCAATCAGCACGGTGCCCGTACCGGCTGGGACCACCTTGGCGCGGGATATTGCGTTGAGATTATCGACGACCTTGTTTGCCTCTTCCACGTCCAAGAAACTCGGACTCTTCCCTTTTGTCTGTCGCTTGAGTGGCGTCATGGTCAATAGACAAGCGCGTTTACGGTCACGATTTCAGTCTCCCAAATCGGCCCGATCAGCCGGCGATCATTCACGCTGTAAATCCAAGCGGCGAGGCTCCCATTGATCAGTGAGGTTGCCCCGTCCTGAATCCATCCGGTACCGTTCTGGATGTACTTTGCGCCCTGCCAGTCGACTTCAGCACCCGATCCTGTTTGCCCTGAGTAGATGACTTTGGTGACTTGCGGGACGGCATTCTGAGGCAACGGCCAGAGGTGATAGTTGAACTGCACGCTGGCAGAAATCAGGCGCGTGAATGGCGCGGCTGCTCCGTACTGGTCCCAATTGATGATCGCACGAGGATTCGCGGTGTTGTAATAGACCCTGCTCTGTCCGGGCATCGTGAAAGCGATCAGCCGGCGCTCATTTCGCGTGGCCGGAAGCTGCGCGTAGAGCCGGCGGAAGAATGTCACACCGCCCATCACGGTTTCCGGAGTCTCATTGACCAGCCAGCAGTCGGAAAACTGGTAGTCTTGCTGCCCCTGCGCGAGCGGCTTGTAGTTCGCCGTAACCACGGCATAACTACGGTTCACCATTTTCGCCTGCGTGACTTCATCCGTCGAAATCTGCGGGCTTCCCTGCACCTCGACGGGAGAGGAGAAATTGGCGAGGCCGTTGAAGATTATTCCGCTCATTGTGGGACGAATTTTCCGCCAAGAATATTGTTTGTGTCTAGGATGTGCTTATCTATGTCATCCAGTTTTTTTGCGGCCTGGCCCATCGGGTCTTCCGATTTCTTGAGCATACCTTGCCCGGCTAAGTCATGCCGGATTCCCTGCGCTTCAGTGATCGAAGCAGCCGCGCCCGACACGTCACCCCTCGCCGTTTGATCCTTGGCCCGCGCCTCGTCCTCTTGCGCCTTTCGGGCCGCGTCGCGCTGAAATCCGGTGCCGCGCGTCCAATTGTTCGCAACCTGTCCAAGGGTCATTTTGGACTGCTCTTCGATGCTCTCCTTACTGCCTTCCACTAACTCCTTCCGCTGCTCCCTGAGTGCCACAAGCTGCTTTTCGTAGGTGAGCGTTTTGTCCGCCTGCTGGTTCAGTAATTCCTGCTTTTCAATCGACCCGTCAACAGCCTTGTTGATCCGGTCCTGAAGTGCCGCCATGTCCTGCTTTATCAGCATCGTCTTGCGCTCGCCGGTCGCAATTTCGATCTGAAATTGTCTCTCCTTCTCTGCCTGTTCGACCTGCAATTTTGAGACCGCAAGCTTTTCCTGCGTCACCTTTGAACTCAGTCCAAAGGCCCGATCCAACGCCACCTGAAGCTGTGCCTTTTTCTCGTCATATTTGACCGATTTCACATTGATCTTCAGAAGCTCACTATTCAGCGTATAGACCCTTTTCAATGCGTACTCTAGGGCGGCAATCGGCCTCAGAGATTCCTCGTGGATCGCGTCATCCTTCTCCGACAGTTCGATCAGTTTCTTGCGCTTTTCAGCCTCGTCCTTTAAGAGTTCGGCCTTGGCTTCTAATGCCTTAAGGTTTCTCTCATCTCCCGCAGCCGTCTCCCCTGCTACGTTCCTGAATAGGCCAGCGAAATGAGCGATCATTTCGAACTGTGCCTTAAGAGGATTCCAACTACTCATGCCGCCCGCCGCCCCGCCTGCGGCATCCTGAATCTTACCGCCCATCCCCTTCGCATCTTTCGAGTCCTTGGCGCCCATGGCATCCGCGAAATCCTTTTTGTGATCCGCTAGAACCGCCGATGCCGATAGGGTCGATGCCCGAAGCCGATTAAACGCCTCAGCCTCCCGGTCTGCAATCTCTCCGACCCGCTTCCATTCCTCTGAGTTCCCCCCTGTGAACATACTGGCGATGTTCTTGGCGAGTTCGGGAATATCCATACCCAGCCCAGTGAAAAGCCCCCTAAAGGCATCCCTGAGCCCGAGTTTTCGCTCGAATGTTCGGCTGAAACTCTGTCCGATGTCCCCGCCGGCCTTTTCGCCCTCCTTCTTGGTGTTCGCAACGAAGTCCTTGAAGGTGGATTTTGCGGACTGCAGCCCCTTCTTGTAGTCAGAGCTGTCCAAACCGAGCCGCGCTGTTACTCCTGGTCCGTATGACATTTCAGTTCTTCGCGTTCAGGTTTTTCAGGTACTCAACTCGGAGGCGCAGGGCTTCGTTGCAGACCTGTCGATATTTCGGGTCTGCCTCTTCGCGCACTCGGTTCATCTGCTGCCAGAGAATACGGAAGCTCGTGTCCATGGTCTGATCGACGGTCCAGTGGTACTTGATCCCGAAAATATGCACCCAATCCGACAGCCACGCCGAGCAAGGGAGTTTTGCGACCGGATTCGATGACGGCCGCGGCGCGTGCGCCCGGTGCAGGTACTCCCGACAGGCTACCACCGTAGGGCCATACTCGACAAAGCGCCTGAAACGAGCCAGAAACAAGGCCCTGCGCCAGCCCCCGCGACGGTTAAACTCCATGGAAATCCGCCAGACGAACATTGCGAGATCCGCCGATGACGGCGCCTCATCGCAAAGCGCAACTCCGTTCCCGACGCCCTCAAGCTCGATCAACATCCGCGGCGTGAATGGGTTCACCTCGACCCCAGCAATCGGAGGCTCTATCCCGACGAACGCTTCAAGCTGCTCATCCCTGAATGCGTCCTCTGCTTCGCGAAGGCCGGGGATCAACTCGTAAAGAGTCTGCCCCATATTATGGCCTTCAGGCGTTGATCTTCTTTGAGAAGCCGATGTTGACGTAGGCGTAAGCGCCCGCCGTGTAAGTCTCGCCTACGGACGTGATCAGATACGTTCCCGCGGCCGCTGTTGCGGTCAGAGTGAAAGACGCACCGATAGCCGGTGCGACGGTCGTTGTAGCTGCGAGCTGGAGCTTACCGGTCCCCTTGGCGTTGCCAGGGACAATCGTTTGACCAATTGTGAGGCCATTGGCGTCCTTAATCTCGACTACTTGAGCGTCAATCGAGACTGTAAGATCCTCGCCGATATAGGTTACGGCTCCGAGTGTGATGGGGCTGTCAGGGATGCCGAATAGTTGTGTGCCGTCAGATGTTACAGACATTGTGGGAATTATTCCTAGTCAGTTTCTGTTCACAAAAGGCGTCCTTGTTCACTCACGCCGGCCACGCGCTATCACGGATGGCAAATTTCGCGTCGTAGTGGAGGCCGCTGCGGTCCTGCTCTTTTTCGTCGAGCATTGTGGGCGTTCCCCCGGTCGCGTAGAGCTGGAGGAGTTGCAGACACGGCATGTTGACCGAACTTATCACGTTCGCGGCCGGCGATAGCAGGTAGCGCACGAGCCCGCGGAACGGTCCGTGTTTCACGTCGTCCATGTTTCGGCTCGTCACCACGTCGACAAACAGCGTTCCGTCGAAGCCTATGGCCACCTGGCGGGGAGGAGTGCCCTTCATCCGGTACTGGTGCGGATCGTAGGAGCCGGTGACAAATCGCAGGATCACTCCGGGAGTCTGGATTCGCTCGGCGTCCCGGCTGACGAACACGTTTGAGATCCCGTTCGCCTTCAGGACTGCCGCAAAGGCGTCCTCGAATTGCGTCTCAAAATCGTAAAGGTCTTCAAAGCTGGCCGGTGTACTCATTGGGATATGTGGAAATTGCGATACCGTTTTGCGACCGTCTCCATAGAGTCAAAAACGCCCTTCTGTAGGTTTGTTGCGAAATACTGAATCCGGCCGGCGATGGCCAATTCGAGAAGTGCGCTGAAGTGGAGCTTGTTGCCGAACGGGAGGTTGTTCGTGAGCCGCGCGAAGAACTTATCCGCGTCCTGCTCCTGCGTCCCCATGCCGTTATCGTAGCGGCGCCCGCTCGATGCCGTAGCCTCGCGCGCCTGTTTGATCGCTCGAGCGGATAGCTGCCCGCCGCCCTTGACGGTCTCCAGCTTGATCCCGAGCTTGTCGGCAATCTGAATCCACGATTGACGGGCGAGCCCTGCGGATCTCGCAATAAGGCCCGTCTGCTTGGATATTTGCCCCGGTACGTCAGCGACCGATGACTTAATCCGGGACCAATCGGAATCCGTCCAATGATTGAGATCGTGTTTGCCGCCTCCTGGACCCATGGCCAAACGGAACTTACCGTTCGATTTAGGCCCGTTACTCCTAGCCCAAACACGGCCAAAAGGCTTCCCTTTCATTCCAATATTCATCGTAACGTCACCGCTGCCTTTTGCGCCTGTCAATCCAAGCCCCCGAATCGCTGCGCGCCGCGCTCGTTGCTCGATTTTGGAGCTATCAAGCACCGGCGTCCGAGCCGCGCACGTCTTTAGGATCACGCCCGCCTCAGCCAGAATGATCGCCTTCCGGTCCATGCCTGTAAGTTTCGCCATATCGTCAAGCGCCGCGGCCATGACCTTTTCAATGTCCGCCATGTCCATGGTTGGCCTCACGTCGAAACCTTTTTCAGTGCCATCATGACGCTCGACCAATCGATCTTCAGCCCGCGGATGGCGAACGTCCCAAAGCGGCCCCGCGTGATCTGCTCCTCAGTCTTTGGGAGTTGCGTCCATTGGTCGCGAGACGACACACAAATCATGTCCGCCTCGTCAGCGAAGCCGCCAAGCTCCATGACGCTCTTTTCGTCGACGGCTGAAAATACGCCGCTGTAATTCTTACCCTGAAACGTGAAAGGCTCGGCAAGGAACGGCTCCGCGTCGTGGAAAGCCGATTGAAGCATTGAGTGAAGTTCGTTCATTTTCGATTTGCATAAAAAGCCCGCCCGGACTCCCGAGCGGGCTTAACCCTATGAACTTAACCCGCAACCGTCGAATGGCTCAGGCGTACTGAGTGCCGATCAGCGTGCCAGCCCGCGAATTCGTGATCGAAGGCAGCGTGCTCTTAAGCGCACGGATGACGTTCGATTTCTTGGGCTCGTCGCGATAGCTCTGGATGTTGAAGAGCGGGCCTTCCTTCTCCCAATAGAACGTCCGGCCGATGCCGCCCGCGAGCAACTGTCCGGGCTGGCAGTTGAGAACGCCGATGTAGGCCGTGCCCCAGATGGAGTTGATGTTCGCGTTCGCCCCCAGCTCTGACTGGTTGACGTAGGCATCAGGGATCAGCACGTTCTTGATGCCGTGCGACTCGAAAGCCATCTGGATCGTGTTTCCGGTGACGCGGGCGCCGGGATTGACCGAGCCGGCGACGAAGTTGCGCATATCCGTGCAGACGCGGATGCGATCGTACACGATGCCGGGGATGACCAGCGTGTTCGGTGCTTCACCCAATCCCTTGACGACGCGGATCGCGGCGAGGATGTCCTCGACCGGGCTCATCGTGGCGATATTGGCCTGGGTGTAAGCAGTGAGGCTGTTTTTCGCAGTGAAGTTGCCCGTGTTGAACACCGTCGCGGCAACGTCCATTTCGTGCGAGCGGAGAAGCCGGTCCGATGCGTCCTTGGCGTAGAACGCCTCGACCGCGAAGTAATCTTCGTAGGTCAAGGTAATCTCGTCAGGCAGAAGAACCTCTTCTCCGACCTGCTGGAGTGTGGCAGTGAGGTCGCCGATTGCGCCCTGGCGGCGGTCGAAATTCGCGCCGGGAGTGCGTTTCTTGCCGGTCGCCCGCATCAGGTCGCCCTGTGCAATGGTGATCTTTGGGACGTGCAGGGTGAGCTGCTTCGAAGGAGCCGGCGGAAGAATCCTGAGCCCGACGAACTGGTCGGCATTGGTCGCGCCTTCAGTGATCAGGTCGGAAAGTTCCTCGCGGGGAGCTGCAACTGTATTTTGGTAGATCATGGCTTTTCAGTTTTGATTCTTTTGGTCTTGGTCATTTTGCCGTGATCGTTAGGTTTTGCAGTAAACCACGATGCCGGTCGCGCTCGCGGGAGGCGTGACGCAATAGCCGAGGATCTGAGTCCCGGCGACGTTCGTGACGCCGCCTGCGTTGTCAGGGTAGAGAGCGTCAGCGGCTGCCATCGTGGTAGTCGCGTTGCCGAGCTGCGTGCCCGGGGCATTGCGGAACTTGATCGTGCCCCACTGGCCGGCGGTGATCGTCTGCATCGCCACGCCAATCCCGATGTCACTTGCGGTGCAGACCTGCAGGAAGGGCTGGCCGTCCGATGCGGCGAAAGCCGCGAATTTCACGCGGGCGTAAATATTGATGTCGGCCTGGCCGGGATCGGCGTAGAAAGTGCCGTAGCTGCCGTCATTCGTGGTTTTGTTGTAGTACGAGGACATTTGAGAGATGAGTTATCGTTTCGGTTTTTGGTGAATGGATCGCGCGTTACTTCGCCACGCCCTTGGAAGTCAGATGGAGTCGGTAGGATTCCGGGTTTTCGTGCTGGACCTTCGCTTGGAGTTCGAACGCACCCAGCTTCAGGCCGCTCGCCTTCGCCTCGGCGACAAGCTCCAGATAGGTCTTGGCCTTCTGGGTCGCCGGGTCTTTTCCGGGATCGCCCGAGACGGCTTTGACGTCGCCGGCCTTCGTGCCGAGCGCCGCAGCTTCTTGCTTGAGTTCGAGGCGCATCGCGTTGACGGCCTTCGTGACGCCGGCCTGGATCTGCGTTTCGAGACTGGCGGCAGCAGCGGCCGCGGGATCGTCAGCAGCCGGAGCAGCGGGCTTGGACCCGTCGAGCAACTTCTGGTGCGCGTCGATGAGTTTCTGGTGTGCGTCTTTCAGGCCAGCGTATTGCGCGGCAAGCTCCTTGTTGGAAGCTTCCACCGCATCACACCGGGCCGAAATCGTCTTGATGGCATCAGCCATCTTTTCGGAGTCGATTGGAGGATTCTGTGTTTTGTCAGCCATTGGTTTGGGTGGGTCTATTCGGCCCGGTTGATTTATCTTTACGTCAAGAGCTTCGCTGTTCACTTCGCGCCCGCGTGACATGAACATGCCGTCCGGGGTGATCGCGCCTTCGTCAACCACGTCGACGGATCGGATTTCATCGATCCGCATGACTGCCGCGTCCTTCGTGATTTCGAATGACGGCAGGAAATCAATCGACATGCCAATCAGCGTCGGGGTATCCAGACTGATTTCGAGAATCGCCGCCCGCTGCGTGCAGGAGTCGTTGATGTGAATATCAGCGACAACGCGCCCGTCGTCCGTCTTGTGAAAATTGTCAGCCGACCCGACCCGCGCTGCGATTGAATCGTCATGGTCGATCCTGACGCGGAGCTTTCCGCCGGCCGCTTCTACGGCAGTGATCAGCGTGTCAAGGGTCGTTTCGTCAGTCGTTGCGGGGAGCTTTCTACGAGCCTGCGTAGGGTCGAGAGTCCAGTTTCCGTTCCCGTCAACCATAATAAACTTTCCGGTCGCAATGACTCCCGCTTTGGCGACGGTGACTCCGCGCAGAATGCCGGCGGTCGAATCAACCTGCCCCACGGAAAGCTGGAAAGAAATCGACTGGTCCAATTCGGCGATCATTACAACCGCCGCCCGTGTTCACTCGGGATTTGCTGGCACCGGCGGTGCACCTGACTGATCCCCGCCGGGCTTTGGGGTTTGATTCGGGAAACGCTTTGAGATAAACGGCAGGACTTCCTCTATCGGGATTCCAAGCTCCGAGGAAAGCTCCTTCGCCGCCATGAGAACCGCCCGCGCGTTCTTGACGTTCTGCGCTCGGATGTCGTCCATGTCCCGCCCATTGTCGTTCGCGTATTCGTCAGGCCCGAGCAGACCGGCCTCGATAAGTGCAATGTCAGCCGTCGTCTCGCGCCCGTAATCGACGGAGATTGTTCGCCCCATGTTCCACGAGCCGGCGAAGCGGGAAAGCGAGAACGCCAGCCCCGGGAATGCCGACAGGTCGAGCAATCCTGAATCAATCCCTTTCTGGACCATGCGATTTTTCAGCGGATTGAGCAGCGTCCGCTTGAGCTGGCGTTTCTCTTCCTCGAATGTGCGCTCCGCTTTGGAAACGTAGAACCGCTGAACCACGCCGCCAGTCTCAGAGCGATAAACGAACTCGTAAGGGATTCGGCAACCCACCGCGATGTCCCGTTTCAGCTCGGAAACCACTGGCAGGAATTGCGCGTTCGGGAAGTCGTTCGGGTACTCAACAATCCCCTCGTCGAGCTTGATGTAGTTCTGCTGCACCCCGTCGACCATGGTCTGAACCGCGCGCGGGCCAAGGCCGGCGGCGGCATTCGCCCCGGCGGACCCAGGATAGCCGTTTTGCATCGGCCGGCCCTGCTCATTCTTCACAATCGGGAGCTGGGAGGCGCGCCACTTGATGTTCAGCTTTGAGAACTCGACGATTTGATCGACGTCCATCGCGTGCCGGATGCCGTTGCGGAAAGCGGTCACGCCGTGGTATTGCTCGAATCGGAACGGATCGTAGAAGTGGATGAAGGCGTTCGCCTCGACGTCTTCTTGGAATTCGTAGGCATTCAGCTTGGGAAGCCTCTTGTAAATCTGGTAGAGAACTGGCGCCCCTGTCTTTTCGTCGACCAGTATCCCGTTGTAATTACTCGGCCCGATGTTCGCGCCGACAAGCGGGTTTCCGATGCGGTCCGATGAGTAGTAAACGACTTTCAGGGAGTCGCCTGAATCGACGATCTGAAACCCGGCCTCTCCGTCGCGCTTCTTCGTGCGGATGGCAAGCCGCGCAATCGTCGAGAGGTCAAGCCGCTGCGAGAGGTCACAGGCGTCAAACTGCCATTCGAGAAAGTTGCGAATCACCTTGTCCGCATCCGGGTTGCCGGTCGTTGGCAGGTATTTCAGTTCCCCCACCACGAATGTTTCGAAGTCCGAAAGGATACCTTCGACGAAAGGGAAGTCCTCTTCCATCTGCCGAGCGTACCGGATCAACACGATCCGCTCAAACGCCTGCCGGAAGTCCTCCGGCGTGCTGAGAATATTCGCCGATGGCCGATTGATCCCCGGCTCTGCTCCGGCATAGAGTTTCATCCGGTCCTTGACCATTTGCCGGTCAAGACGCCACTGGCCTGTCATGATGCTGTGCGCGAAGTCTGTGAATGTCATGGGCGTCAGCCAACGAGGCCGGTCGGAGTACCTGGATCACCGCAAGGGGCTTGCTGCCCACCGTAGCGGTTGAAATTGGGGCGGACGTGTTCGACGGGATCGGAGATGCCCAGCTCGTCCGCCAGCCCGTTGATAAGCCGAATCAGGTCAGCCGTGTCCATCACGGTCAGCCCGTAGCTCTGAGCCGCAGAGCTGCCTTGAATGACTCTGCCGGTCATCCGCTTCAGGTACTCGGCTTTCGCCGCCGCAAATATTGATGCCCGGTCGTCTCCGTTGAAGACGCCTTTATTCAAGGTGGATGGCATTACCCATAGGTCTGTGTTCACTTGTGCCACACGTCATCGCTTGGCACCGACTACCCCCACGGCCAAGAATTATCCCAGCCGACTAAAACCCCATAGTCGCCTCGACGCTGGCCATCGTGCCATGGTCCGCATTCGCGCCGGGTACTCCGTACTTCAACAGGAACTCATTACAGAGTGCGTTGTTGTGGAAGTTCCCCATCACGTCCCGATTCATCAGCCACGGCGACTCGTGCCGCTCGTGGTAGATCCCTCCGACAATCTCGCCGCCGTGCGTCAACTTGATGAGCAGGCGGAAAACCAAGTCCCAAGACTCGCGCCCCAAAACCATGTCAGGGAACTTCGCGCCGTGCTTGTCCCACCAGTCGCCAGTGAACGCCACGAGGTCCGTCCCATCGTGAATCGTGCATTCCTCCATGACTTGCGCCTCTGAGACAAACGGCGTCTCGCGCCTGAAACAGTCCCACCGGCGAGCGAAGCAGGCGCTGGAGCGCGTCACCTGTTCAATCAGCCATCCCGTAAGCCCCGGCGTAAAGCAGACATCCGCATTTGTCAGAACGATGATGTCCTTTGACTTCGTGAGCTTCGACCGACCGTGCGCAATCATGTCCTGGATGAACGGGAGGTCAACGCGCTCGCCGATTGACCGGGCATCCCGAGGAAGATAGAGGTTTGTCGGCGCCGGGGTCCAACGGTCTGACCGATATTCCTCAGCCCATGTCACTTTCGCGTTTGTCTCGCGCCGGGTAGTCTCGGAGTTTTGGACGGTCGAATCGTAAACATGCACGAGCCTAACTGCGGCTTTGTCCGGGGCGCGGATTGCCTCGATGATCTCCGATTCGCGCGCCGCGTGCTCATCATAAAAGAACGTCGCGGCGTGCTGCGGGTGCCATGCCGAGCCGTACCAACGCTCGGGCGAACGATTGATGAGCGCGACGACGGGAAGGCGCGGGGAAGCCGCGGCGAGGTGGAGAGGCGCCGAGTCTGCCGACACAAGGCAGGCCGCGCGGTCAAACAATCCGATCAAATCGTAGAGCCGGAAGAGCGGGAATTCCGAAATGTCCACCACGTTCTCAGGGCCGAACTCCTGCCGGATGAGCGCGAGCAACGCCCGCCGGCCCGCCAACGGCGACGATTTTGCGCCAAGGCTTACGAGGATCTTGCCGGGGTATCGCGCAGCAAGTTGCCTTTCCCTGTCGGATTCTCCGCGCCTGTCGAACTCCAGCGGCAGACGCCCCCATGGCACGCGGGCGCCGGCATAGCGCCATGACTCCCGGTTGAAGTCGTGCGTGCAATGCCGGATGAACTTGCCGCGCCCGTAGATCGCAGCCGACATGATCTCGGCTTCCGGGTGGACCTGCTTTGCCCAAAACATCGCCGCATGGAAATCCTCCCATGAGCCGGTCCAGATCACAGGCTCGACGTAAGACACGCCGTCGAGCAAGGATGCGAATTGCTCCGCGACCATGAGAATCGGCTTTTGTCCGGTCTCCTTGAACTCGTGCTGCATCAGCGGCAGCAAGTTGATGATGTCGCCGTAGCGGCCAAGGAGGACGTAGAGTTTGCGGGTCATAGGTTATTCAGGTTTTAGAACGCCAGCCATCAGCATCAGGACAACGATCATGCTCTCGCAGTCGTACAAATGATCCGGGTGGCCACTCACGCAGTACCAGGTCAGCTTTTGAGCACCGCTCGGCTTGACCTCGGATTTCTGCCGATGAGAATTGATGTGATCCGCGTATTCCGGGCACCACTCCATGATGTCAGACGGAAGCTGCCACTGGTCCGGGGTCTGCCGCAGCCTCGCAAGCAAGTCCTGCACGCGCTGCGAACTCCACAGGTAATAGAGCGCGTATGTTCGCCCTGCCTCTGCCGTGCCGAATCCCGTGTCAATCGTTCGCTGCTCCGAGAATAGGAGCCGCTTCCCGTCGTGGAATGATTGCGGCCCGTGCGGGAATTCCGTCGTGTCCTGCCCAAGCATCCCGTACCACTGATAAGACGCGCAAATCTCGTCGACCGCCGTCGGATCATGCGCCCGGTCGGCTCCCACCCAGGGGCCCGGCAACTCCGGGGTGCAATCAGGGATAGAAAGCTCGCGCTGCTTCGCCCGCACCTGGTCCCATTCGTTCAGCCGGCCGCAATCGATCAACCTCGACTCCCCGTCCTTGGACAGCGCCCGCGCGGCAAACCAACGGTGCGGAATGTCGCCGTGCTTTCCCTGCTGGTTGTCAATCGTCATGACGCGAATCCATTCCTTCGCCCACGCGCCCGGCTTCCTCATTTCCGCCCGCGTGTAGCTGCCGAGCGTCAGCGCCTCGTTGACGATGATCGGCCGGTCCTCCCAGAATTCAACCAGCTCCTCGTTGATGAACCTCTGAAGCTGTTCCATCGCGAAAACGCCGCCCCTCATCGTCATCTTTACCCAAGGTTCAAGGATCTGCACCCACGGCCGGCGCCCGATCGCGAAGGCGTTGACGTGCATCGACACGATCTCCGGGTTTGCGTCGGGGTTCTTAGCGACGTACTGGCCGGCCGCGTTCAGGCGTGCCATCAGGTCATCAGACCAATCGATGCGCGCTTTACAGTGCGGGCACGTTACATGCACGGTCGGCGCGAACTCCGTCAGATCTAGCGATCCGTTGTCCCGCAGCCGCGCCTTACTCAAGTCAAAATGGATATTGCTCGCAGGGTTACGCCGGTCGAAAACGTATTGGAAAAGCTTCCCGCACGTCGGGCACGGATGCGACCATTCGAGTTGATTCCCTGCGCGGAATCGCTCCTCCAATTCAGACCCGACGTTGCCGCCGAGTGATATGTTGATCGTCTTGCGCGTGTCCCGGAATGCCCGCTGCCGGCTGTGCATCTGGGCAAGGAACGGCGTCTCCCATAGATGCACCTCATCATTGATCTGCACCTCAATGGAATCGCTCTGCCGGTTGCCCGGGGCCTCGACGCCCTGGATAATCAGAAACGATCCATCGCGGAAGATGATCCGCAGCTTGGTTGTCTCGTGTCGGTTCTCCGAGAACCGCTCGCGCAACACCCTGCACGCCTTGATAGTCTGATTAAACTTCGTGTCTGAGAACTGCGCGGCCTTCCCGTCCGTCTCCGTGTTGAACTGCATCTTCGCCGGCCAGTTGACGGCGCGCCACGCCAGGCAGATTTGCGCCGCCAAGGTCTTGCCTGATTCCTGCGGCGGCATGATCGCCGTTATCTCCCGCACCCGCGGCGACCGGAAGCATCGAAGTATCTCCCGAGTCCATGGCGTGTTTTCGACGGAGTACCGCCCCTTGAATGCCTCAGTGCTGCCAAAGTCGATGTTCTCCGCTGCCCAGTCCCATATCTCGCGCCGGTCGGGAAGGATAATCAAGGACGCCAGCTTTGCGGCAATCCCGCTCATAGCTTCCCCAACTCCTGCCCGTATAACTCCAGCACGCGGTCCACCGAATCGGCGAACATCTGCTGCAATTCCGCCACGCCTTTGCCCTTGCACTTCGACGGCATCATCATTTCGAACTCCTGCCGCAGTGTCGCCGTCAGCCCTGATTGAGCAGCGGCCAGCACCGGCGTAATTTCTGCCAGGTCCACCACGTCTCTCCGATCTTTCTGCAAAGCGAGAGCCGACCGCGCAACTTCGATCTGAAGCTTCTGACGACGCAGCTCCTGAATGTCCGTGCCCTCCATCGCCCGCGTTCCCGTCCCCTGCCTAGTACACCAAGCCAATGCCTGCGAAGTAGAGTAAAGCCCTTTCTCGTTCGGGGCCGGTGCGCCCGGTTTCGCCATCAATGCCGCCGCTGTTCTGCGCTCGATATCAAGGGCAGTAGCAAGGCCGTTTAGGGTCAATAAATCGGGAAACTTCTTAGGCATAGCTGGTTATGGTGCAAACAGTTTTAGGCCACGCATAAAAACACATCGGGGCTTCGCGTACACCTACGTAGTCGAATGCG